GAAATATACGCTGTTTCATCGAGATATAGATTATGATGTCCTTGAATATGACTAGAAACATCCAACACCGATTCAAAGGACACGTCTCCCATGACTTGAAGATGAGCTCCCAAGGACACATCTTCATATATATTTGTAGTTCCCTTCACGACAAGATTGTTTGATATTTCCGTATATCCATATACCAACAAGGTATCATGCAAAAGATTAACGCCTTTGGTTTGAAATGCATAATCAAAAAAATCAGTGGTGCCCGTGCGAATATTCAATCCCGACGCAACCGTTACCGCATTGAAAGACGACGTATTTACAAAATTACTAACAATGGTTTCTATATCTTCTTGAATTTGATCAAAACCTAATACATCACTCCCATTTGTCGCATAATTAGGGTCGCTCATTATTATATAAAAAAAAGATTTAAAAATAAACGGTTTTAAAGTATAAACATGAGCGAAGAAACCATTTATAATCCATTTAATGAACACAATAAACAGATCACATTTCAAGGAGTGAAGAAAATATTAAATACGTTCAATGTTTATTATGATATAAAAAACATTGAATTGTTCCAGCGCGCATTTGTTCACAAATCGTATGTCACACCGCAAAAAATAAATGACGATGTGATATTGTCTCCTTGTCCTCCTAATTGTATGAATTTAAAATCATCTTCAAACGAAAGAATGGAATTTTTAGGGGATGGTATATTGGAAAATATCACCAAGTTTTATTTATACAAACGTTTTCCAGAAGAAGAAGAAGGATTCATGACCGAAAAAAAGATTGCATTGGTAAAAAATGATCATATTGGAAAATTGGCTTATAAAATGGGGCTTCATCACTGGTATTTATTGTCCAAAAATGCGGAAGAAAAAAAGATTCGTAGTAATTATAAGAAATTAGGGTGTTTGTTTGAGGCATTTTTGGGGGCATTGTTTTTGGATGCGAATCAAATCGACGTGCGCGATAATTGTGATTATTTTTCATCATATATGAAGTGTGGTATCGGGTTTCAGATTTGTCAGATTTTTGTGGAAAGTATTTTCGAACAAATCGTAGATTGGAACGAATTATTGGAAAATGACGACAATTACAAGAATATCTTTCAGGTCATGATTCAAAAAGAGTTTAAAACCACACCAGAATATGTCGTATTACAAGTGGACGAAGAACAGAGATATACCATGGGTGTGTATTTATGTTTGTCCGATACGAACATTCATAATGTAAATATTCAAGACGCCGTTGCTTTTGAAAGCATTGAAACGTTTGATATGATTCGAGAAAAGAATATTTCTTTTATTTATTTCAGTTCTGCGAGTCATAAAATAAAGAAAAAAGCAGAACAAACCGCTTGTCAAAAAGCGATTGAATTAATACAAAGTTTTGATTAATATAATATCATATTATATATTAAGAATATGGAATATCTGAAAGTTCAAAAGGATCCAATTACACGAAAACAAATTCACCAACATAAAGTAAACGTATCGAAGAAAAAACAATTGTCCAATTCAAATGGTGAAGTTATCATGGACATGTTTCGTGTTCTTGGATTGAAGTTAAATATGGATATGCGCGTAGTGGATTATAAAAATATGGAAGTGGGTATGGCTGTTAAAACGGGGGAAGTTATTCAACTGGAACAAAAAGAAGAATATCGGTTGGTCATTGAAAAAGCAATCACAATGGAAAATAACAATGCGGAACAGCTGATTTCAAAAAAACGCAATCTTCCGTTAGTGAAACAAAAAGTGAAAGATCGGTTTGAACATAGTATTGCTTCGGTTGGAAATATAGATAATCTATTGGGTGTATTAGAGCCTCACAAATTTTATTATGATTCTGCAAAGGATGATATACTGTTTCCTCTTCATGGTACTTTTTTTACCAATGATAAGATTAAGTTTTTGAATGATATTCGTCAAAAACTGATGGAGTATTTGAAGCAACGGGATCAAGAAGATGATTCAAGTCAAGAAAGTTGCGATGTATCGGAGAAGAAATCGGGGTTTCACCCCTTGATTCATCAAGATGTGGTCAAGATGTACTTAAATGCTACCACACCATATCGTGGATTACTGTTATTTCATGGGTTGGGTTCTGGAAAAACGTGTACTTCGGTTGGTATTATGGAGGCGATGAAATATAAAAAACCGCGGGTGTATATTATGTGTCCAGCGTCATTGATTAAAAATTATAAAACGCAGATGAAATTTTGTGGTAATGATATTTTCCGTCGTGATGAGTATTGGCGATTTGTAGAATTGCCGGAAGAAGAATATCAAGAAGAGTTTTTCAAACAAGTAACTGCTTTAACAGGTTTGTCTCGTTCTTATGTACGAAAAAAGGGCGGCGTTTATTTAAAGCATCGGTCTGAAACAAATGAGGGAAGGATGAACGAAAAGGATTTAGATCAGCAAATTGATCTTATGATTGATGCCAAGTTTAAATTCATCAGTTATAATGGTATTACAATGGCTCGATGGAAAACGGATTATTCTAGTGGAGATAAAAATCCGTTTGATCATTCTACGATTGTGATTGACGAGGGACATAATTTTGTCAGTCGTGTGTTGAACAAACTCAATCAGAAAAAAACGTCCGTTTCTACATTGATATATGATAAAATTATTAGTGCAGAACACTGTAATGTAGTTGTACTGTCTGGAACTCCTTTGATTAATTATCCGTGTGAATTGGGTGTCATGTTTAATATGATTCATGGTTCAAATACATTGATTGAAATACAGTGTTCTCATAAGCAAGAAAAACAAATGAACGTAAAGGCTTTCAAGCAGACGATTCAACCCGAGATTCCATTGATTGATTTTGTGGATTTCAAGCGCGATCGTGTATCACCTAAAAGTGGAATCTTAAAGGTTCTGAAAAATCCGTATGGATTTATTAAAAAAGGGGATGGTATTCAACAAGACATGGAAAAGGGGGGAGTTTCGTACGAAGAACTCAAACAGTCGTTGATAGAAAGACTGAAGGGTGCTGGATACATTGTAAATGCAGCGAAGTCGACATTACGACACGTCAAACCATTTCCAGACACGGAACAAGATTTTAATGCTCTCTTTTTGTCTCCACAGAGTGAAAAGGATAGTGATGTATATTTCAAAAAAAAAATATTGGGGTTGGTATCCTATATTGGAGACAAAAAGAGTCTCATGCCAAAGATGGTTATCCCGGAGGAAAAGCAAAATCCCGAAAAAGCAATTTATGAAAAGGAAGAAATGTTTGTGGAAGAAGTCATGATGAATGCAAATGTGCTACAAGGGTATGCAGCCGCGCGGACCATGGAGCAAGAGCAAGAAAAGCGGTTCAAACAGTCAAAAAAAGGGGATTCAGGGGATCGACAAACGAGTTCCTATAAGATTTTTTCTCGCGCGGCTTGTAATTTTATTTTCCCCAATAGTGTTCCTCGACCTTACTTAGGCGGAAAGGACAGCAACAATATCCCCAAAAAGGCATTGACGGAAGATGATTTAGATATATTAACGACCAAGGAAAAATTAAACATGAGCGATGGAAAATATGATACAAGTGATGTGGTAGAGTCAACCGATATGAAGATGAAAGCGGCCAAAGAGAAATATCGACAAGAGGTAAAGTCAGTGCTTCAAGAGTTCCATCAAAATCCCCATTTGTATTTTGAAAGTATGATATCTCCGTTGTATAAACACAATCATTTTACGGATCTTGGGACAAAACTGGATCGTTCTCATAGTGCGACGAATCAATTGGACATGTACAGCCCAAAATACTTACGTATCTTACAAAATCTCATGAACGAGAATCATGTCGGATTGCATTTATTGTATAGTCAATTTCGCACATTAGAGGGCATTGGAATATTTCGCATTATATTGAATTATTATGGGTATACGGAGTTTCGTATCAAAAAGGAAAATGATGTAGCGCGTATGACCTATAAATTAGACATACGAAATCCTTATTACAAACACAAGAGTTTCATGGAGAATCCAGACAACAAAGAAGATGATTATATCACGAGCTTAAAAGGTCGAAAGTTCTATGCATTGTATACGGGAAAAGAAGATGCGGAAGAGAAAGAAATGATTCGAAACATCTATAATGGTCATTTGGATAAATTGCCGGTATCGTTAAAGAAAGATGTGGTGAAATATTTCTACGAAGACGACGAGGATTCCATTCCGGATGCTCCCAATGCCATGGGTGAATTGATTCAATTGTTGATGATTACTTCGTCGGGAGCGGAAGGGATTGATTTAAAAAATGTGCGATACGTACATATAATGGAGCCTTATTGGCATCCAGTGCGATTAGAACAAGTCATTGGTCGTGCCAGGCGGATTTGTAGTCATAAAGATTTGCCCGAAGAATTGCAAACGGTGCAAGTGTTTTTATATTTACTCGTTCATGATCCTCGACTCTTGAAAGAGTTTGATGATTCGTATCGACAAATGATTGAAACTGATACGGATACGCGAAACGGAAATAATTATGTCCCAACCACGGATGAAAAATTGTATTTGATTTCCTATAAAAAGAGACAAACCATGAAGCGATTTTTGGAAGCTCTCATGGTCACGTCGGTTGATTGTATGGTCAACTATGACGATAAGAGCAAGTGCTTTCGATTGCCGAAATCCAAGAAGGGGCGAGAAAGGTTGGTGGAAGTGGATCTAAAAGAAGATAAGACCAAGACGGTTAAAACGAAAGGAAAAACGTCCATGTCTAACACAATTGAGGTGATGGAATAAAATTGATACATTTGTTTGAATATAAACATAACTAGCATACTATGTTTATATTTCAGTGTTGCACCATGGCGGCCATGAATCAAACTCAAGAACACTCGGAACTCGCGACCAAGACGAAGGAGAACACCAACTATTTGACTTTGGAAGGTCAAGAGTTTGATGCAAAGATTGTCTATATTTACGATGGCGATACGATGCATTGCGTATTCAAAGCCTTTGGGGAATATTACCGCTGGAACTGTCGTGTTATGGGAGTAGACACTCCCGAATTGCGCACGAAAAATGCCGCGGAAAAAGAAATGGGATATAAAGTGCGGGATATTTTGCGGGAGCATTTACAAGATAAAGTGGTTCGAATCAAATGCGGTGAGTTCGACAAATATGGAAGATTGTTGATTGATGTGTATGTGCATGAATGTATGCCAAATACACACAAATCGAAGGTTTTGAGCGAATGGTTGATCGCAAATCAATATGCGTATGCGTATGGTGGTGGAACGAAACAATCATGGGATACGCTTACTTAACTTTGAGTAGTCACACACTTACCCCACGAGGATCCACATTTGTAGCCTTCGCAATAGGGCGCGCTTGCGGGGCAATTGTATTTCGTGTTTTGTAGTACACCACTTTGTCCACAGCATAATGGATCGCCCACCACGGCACCGTTATTTGCGAGACACGGGATGTCCGTGCTGCTACACGTGGAAGAGGTTGTATCAGTGGACGAGGTCGTTGTTGTTGTTGTAGTCGCATTGGCAGAAACCTCTGTGTAATACGTTGACGCACAAGTATCACCATCAAGACTATACAAATAACAAGGTGTTGCGATGAAATCTAAACTCGCATCAGAATTATATAAATAAACATAGGTTCCGCTGATTTCTAAAGGAATATAGTTAAATGCGGTTGTAAATCCTGCGATTGATTCATTGGATAGATCCGCAGCACCTGCAATGATTTTTTGTGCATAATTTCCAT